ATTAACTTACGTTCCCGTTGACCACGCACAATGAGTTGGAGATGAAGAGGATCGTAGCCACACCGCGAGTAGCCAGCGTCATCGTGGCCTTGTCCGAGTCGGTTCCCGCGATGTAGGCCGTCGTGATCGAACAGGTGATGGTCGCGTTACCCGAAGTGTTGTTGAACACCGACACAGCGTTACCCGCTGAGAACACACCGTCTGGGATCGTGACCGCGCCGCCAGAACCTAGTTGGATGTAGTCGCCGTTGTCGCCGATTACCAACGTGTAGGCTGAAGTCTTGGCGCTACCAGACTGCGGGATGCTGCGGACGCTTCCCCCGCCATCGAACAGATTCGTGATGGTACCGCTTGTAGCCGTAAAGTTGGTTAGCGCAGCATTGGAGATCGTGACTGTCTGGCCAGTACCGATCTGGATGGCATCTACGCCACCGGTCTGGATGTTTAAAGCGCCAGAGGTGTCAGATGATACTGTTACACCGCCGACGACCGAATTGATTGTACTAGCCATATTATCGCCCTTGCGTTAAACCGTTAATTCTAAATTCTGTTCTATCAAATACAGGCTCTATAAAAATGTCTTGCACAGGATCATAACTGTAGCCAATTCCTGCATAGACTCCACGGAAGTTACCGTTATATGAGGTTTGCTTCCAGATCGTATCTGTGCCATACAAAGATTGACAGAACTCAACGCCAATAGGTTCTGATTCTGGAAATGGCAAATTCTCAATAACGTCGTTATTTACAACGATGACTTGCGTTACTAAATTGTTTTCGTCAAGTTTTGCGAAGTGAGCCATATTTGTTCTTAAAACGTAATAGAGCCAGAACCAGCCCATGTATAAATTCGATACCCGCCTGTTACTGATACATTCGGCGATCCCGTTGTTGCGGTTGCGGCTGGTAAAGATGACGGATAACGAATTGAAACTAGCCCAGAACCTCCACTAGAACCAGATCCCCAATCTGCAAAACCGTAATAACTCAAAACAAAACCACCATTACCACCGCCACCCGAACCTGTATTTCCAGCACCGGGATATGACGGCTGAACAGGATCGTATGCACACCCACCGCCACCGCCGCCGCCGGAACCACCGGGCTGCGTCCCATATCTACTAGTTCCACCGCCACCGCCGCCGCCATAAGTGACACTAGAGCCTGTGAAACTATAGGTCGCGCCGTTGCCGCCGTAAAAACCATTGGTGCCTAAACCGCCACCCATGCCGCCAGATACATAATTCGGTGGGTCGGAGTATCCAGAACCACCAAAATTTCCGGGACAGCAAATGCCAGCACCGCTAGGATAGCCGCCGCCGTTTTGCGCGTAGGCCGAAAACTCCGATGGATATTGAGTTGGGCTGGCGTAGTACGCGCCACCGCCGCCGCCGCCTTGTCCGCCACCGCCGGGGCCGAAACTAAATACAGCACCTCCCCTACCACCACCGGGACTAGTTATAGAGGCAAATACCGAACTGTTTCCATTTACCGCAGTAGCGCCGCCAGCGCCAACAGTAACAGTAAGTGGAACCCCTTTACTGACAGTAAGGGTGGCTGTTTTTAAACCTCCCGCTCCGCCACCACCGCCGCAATATGCTTCACGATCTACACCGTCGTTATATGCGGCATATCCTCCGGTACCACCCCCGCCACCACCAAGAACAAAGTATTCAACATCAATAGTTGGCGGCGCGTAAGGAGAGCCAATAAACGCTTGCTGAAGTCCGCTCATGTTAGGTTGCCAGAGAGGATGCAATAGGATGAATTTATAAAAAGAATATTGGCAATACCGCGAGTGGCTAACGTAACGCCCGTGCGATTGGTGTTAGTTCCTACAACGTATCCGGTCGTCGTGCTGATATTGATACTGACGTTGCCAGTTGTGTCGTTGTAGACAGAGACAGCATTGCCCGTTGAGAACGTATTGTTTGGAACAAGCACCTTACCGCTGGTGCTAATCGTAATGAACTCTCCTATATCGGAGACAGTCAAAGTGTATTCCGATGTCTTAGCAGCACCGGCTGACGGGATGTTACGAAGATTGCCGTTAGCATCCGATGAGGTAGTAAACGTGCCTGTTGTGCCCGTAACCGTTGTGATGTTGGCTGAAGTAAATGTAGCAGTCGTTCCGGTGACCGTAGACAACGTCGCACTACTTGCCGACAAAAGTCCGGCAACAACCAAACTTCCATTTGATTTAAACGTAGCCGACGTTACCGCCGCGCTTCCGGTTTTGATGACCAGATTGCCATTGGTATCTGAAGTCAGCACCAGCCCGGTCGTAAGTGTTGTTCCCGCTGAAATGATACTCATATAACTACCCAACGCTGTCCGGCAGGGACAGTGACAGTCACACCGGGATCAACCGTAACAGGGCCAACACTCAAGCCATTCTTATTCAAAGTCAGGCTGTAACTCTGAGTGATGTCGATATCCGACTCCAGAATTGGGCCAGTGCTTCCCGAAGAAGAAATAACAAAACTTGGGTAGCCACCGCCAACCGTAATGCCTGTACCAGCCGAGATAGTGACTGACTGATCCGGCGCAGTGTTGGTGATAGTGATGGAACCCGGTGCGTTAGCAACACTGATCCCGGTGCCCGACTTGAGTGTGTTTAAACTAAAGCCTGAGCCGTTACCCGTCAGCAACTGTCCATCAGTCGGGGTTGCCGAACTCCCCGTGCCACCATTCGCCACTGCGACCGGGGTCTGTAACGAGATCGTGGTGTTGGTGATATCAATCCCAGTTCCAGCCTGATAGACCTGTGATTGGCTGAACTCGGCAAAGGTAATGTTGGTTGAGCCGAAGACAATAATCCCCGGCGTATTACAGACGTAAGCAGCGCCTTTCTGTGATGTACCACCTGAGACGAAGAAGTAACTACCTTCATCAAGCGAGTCAGATCCACCTTCACCATAAGTGTCGGCATCCGCCGCACGGGTCATGACGTACTGGGTGGTCCCATTGCCTACCGTCGTAACAACATAAATTCCGTTACCAACTTGGTTGGTGCAGTCCTTAATAAGAACACGCTGCGCTGCCTGAGCCACCGTGCTGTCGATGGTCAGGGTTCCGTTAGCCGTTGCGGTCAGAGTCGCGCTAACACCAGCCGTGCCGTTGTTGTAGGTATCCGTTCGTCCTGTGGAACCCGGGGTCGCCAAGACAACATTGGTATGAACGTGGATCGCCGCAGCAGTCAGGTTATCTACATAATCTCTGTTCGCAGCGTCAGTTCCCGCTGAAGGCGGGGCAACATCTGTGATCCTTCCGGAATTTGCACTGAGCGTTCCGGCGGTACTGAAGTAAACAGACTTGCCAGCAGGGTAGGTGACAAAAACCTGCTTTTGTCCTGCGGAGAATGTGACCTTGGCCCCGCTTGCACTAGAGGCTAAGACCGTATCGCGGGAAAGCGCATCGCCTACAGAAGTGTAGGTACCAATACCCACTTCCCACTCAGAGCCGCCTTCAAGGGCAATGGTGTAGTAGGTTTGGTTCCCGTTGCCAACGCCAGTCGAAAAGCCCTGAAAACCGACACTAGCACCGGCAAGCGTAATGGTTCCACTACCAGAAGTAGTAGAAGTCTCTAGGACGCGATCCGCAAGTACGAGGGCCATTTAACGGCCTCCGTTAAGCAATGCGAAGGATTGCAGTCGTCGAGGTAGAAGCGGGGAACTGGATCGTGAAGTTACCGGCGGTAGAAGTCTTGTCACTACCAAATGCCAGCACAGCCACAGCCTTGTTGCCCTGAGTCGCGTTGTAGATCAAGGCACCGTTGGCCGTGATCGTGGCACTCGCAAACGTCAGATCATCAAAGTCGATGAACGACGTAGTACCACCGGAGGTCGGAGCCTGCGAGATCGTCAGCGTTAGTCCACCAGCCGTGTAGTTCGTGCCAGACGACGAAACTTCATTCGTTGCAGAATAAGCCGTAGTCGTAGCATCCAACGTAGCCGACGAGGTGTACAGAGCGAGTTTGAATACGTCTGCCGCAGCCGAAGCGCGGATCACGCCCGAACCAAAATTATGGACGCCTTCAAGGATCTGCACCTTAAAAGACGTAACCATCGCTTGAGATATTGCCATCAGAGGTCTCCAATTAGTTGTGCGATTTCCGCATAGCCCTGTTGATTCAACTTCTTACATATCGACTGACGCTCTGCTTCTTGAGCCTCTTGTAGATACTTCACCAGCCAATATTGCAGGGCTTCTTTTGAATCAGCACGAAGAATACGGTTAGCCGCACGCTCCGCAATCTCTTCTACGCTGTGTCCACGGTGGTCGGTGGTTTGCACCAATACCTGACCAAGTTGTGTTGTTGCGTTAAACATTAAGTCACCGGAATTCTAGCCTGACCAGAGCGGTAAGCATCCTGACGATCCAAGCCATCACCCAGTCTCTTCAACTGACCAAGGGCTTCCTGATACTTCTGCTCGTAGTATTGCATCATGTCCTGCTCACCCTTCAAGTAAGTGTAGGCTTCGCGCAGCGAGCCATAGAGCAGAACAGTCTCAAAGTTGTCACCGACCCACGACGTACCCGCATTCACAATCGAAGTCGGATAGTAGTAATAGTGCAATTCAGCCGTGTACGCGAGATCCGGCGCGGGGCCAAGAATCATCGTGTCGGCATCCCAAATCGCATAATACTCAGGACGCCCAGTATCGTCCGCATCCGGGTACGCCTGACGGATGAAGTTCACATCCTTATTGAGCAGGTACGTGTACTCATTCGTGGTCGGGTTAAATACCGCCAACGAGAACGTCGAAAGCCAGTCAGACGGCAAGGACATGTACTTGTTCCCTATCGTCATCGTGGCAGTCGAGTTCTTACGAATCGCCGGGATCTGAACCGTGTTGTAGATCCGCTCTTCAGCCAACTGCACAAACGTAGGAATATTGGCTACGAAGGATGACTCCGTAGACTCACAATATTGCTGAATCAGTTGTGTAAGTTGGCTGTAATTCACGGCGACCAGCCCGAGCGGTACTTCATGTTGGTGTCGAGGTTGATCTGCGACACGAACTTCTTACCCTTCGTAGCAGCACCAGCACCCTTCATATCCATGTGCGTGACGCCTTTGTTCACATCCTTCTCCGGGTAGCCATTACGCCCCGTCGATTCGGTGTTCGGTTTGATCTTGCTCATGTCTTTCATGGCAATTACCTCGGGCCAGAAGAGCCGCGCATCGGGCTGCGTTGATTCATGACCTTGGCCATGCCACGACCGTACTTCTTCATCTCGCTGTTGGTCTTGCCGCCAGCACGCATTTTCTTCGTACCGTGCATAGCACGCTCGTGCTTGCTGACCTCTTCCTTAGCGATCTTTCGCATACCGTTCTTCATCTCAATCTCCTAGGTCGTTACGACCGTTACAGTCCCTACCTCACCGGTAGGCACCAAGGTGTTGGGGGTTAGAGCCGCATCGAACGAACTTGATCCGCCGACCGGGTTCCAGCCCCACTGAATCATTCTACTACCACCTGCACCGTCATTACCTTCTTCGTAGTAACTCAAATCCGGTCTTGGGTTACGCAGTGCCTGCGGGTCGTCTACCGGGTACAAGCCAAGCGACAACTGCGGCTGATCAGGCTCCCAACACTCTGGACAGACCAAGATGTTTACGTTCTTGGTCTTGATTACCAAAGACTTCAATTGACGAAGTTTGTACCGAAATCCACATCGGTCGCACTCCGCGATGGCGTGTTTGCCACTTGCAAACCTGTTTGGCATTAGTAGCCACCCAAGAAACTCTCACGTGGTACAAATCGCACCGCTGCCTTTTCGCGGTCTTCGCCTGCGGCCAGATCCCAAGCCTCGTCATATTGCGCCTTCAGAATTTGTGTGCGCTCCATCGCGCCGGGGATCTTCATGGACATCAAGTAGGCCAACCCCGCCACCATGCAGGGCAGGAAGCGGTACGGGATATCCTGACCGTTCACGCCGTTACCGGGGTCGAACATACGAACAAGGCGGGTATAGACCAGCGTCCAAGTCGTCGTGTTGTCCGGCTTCGGCCATACCGTGTATTGCGGGTAGACGATTACGTTATCCGCCCCGGTTGCACCCGTACGCCGATTGATCCAGATCTGGATCGGACGCCCCGTCGCGTTCTTGTTTGGGATAGACAAGTACGTGCTAGACGAAATACGCGAGATGTTGATGTCCTGCTGGCTCGTGCCAGACCCGGTTCGGATCACATGATCAAGCAGGTCAACTGTATCCACCGGCAGATCATACGTACCTTGGTTGTACGTCAGAGTCTGGGTACCGGTCTCCAGCGTCCAGAGGTTAATACCTCGGTTCGCCCAGTCCATGAGCAATAGACCAAGACTACGCTTCGCGGTACGGAAGTCATATCCCGTCCGCAGTTCAGCACCACAACGCTCAAAAGACTCTTCAATGATCGTGTTGAGATCAAGGTTGAACTCTGTAGTTGCTGTCGTCTTGTAGGTCATTTACTTACCCTTTGCCCCTTTGACGATACGCACGGGTTTTTTGCGATATACCCTTGGGCTGCGCGACGAACTGCTTGCCTTGGGCTTTTCCTCGTCGCTTGGCGGCAGTGGTTCGGGCGTACTCAGCAGGGCTGAGAGCCTTGATCGCAGCCTCTGGAAGATATCTTTCGCCCGTGTCAGAAGATCGTTTACCACTCTTCGTTCTCCACTTCTGGTCGCCCCAAGCCTTTAAAGACTGCTGAGGAGATTTCATTTGTTGCGCTCCTCCATCAACTTGACCCGCACCTGCAAGTCATGGATGTCTTCCATCAGATCGTCCTTGAGTTCCTGTCGCTTGGCCGCGCTCAACGGGCTGTCGGTCGGAACGCCGTCTTCGGTAATGAGGATCGGAATCTTCGACTCGATAGCAATCAAGCGGTTCTGGAACGAGGTAATCTCGCCCAGCAGCCAAGCCACAGCGGCAAGCAAGACCGGGAACAACATGTCCACGACCTTCTCCATACTGAAACTGGACTTACCCTCGGTATCCACCGCCCTTCTCCTTGTACCGCTTGGCTAACAACTGCGCCTTACGCGCTGACCATTGGCCTGCCGCCGTACCCTGAACCGCACTATTCTTAATACTATTAAACAGACTCTTCCGCATACTCGGCTTGGTGTAGTTGCCAGCCTGATTGACCTTAGACTCTCCGCCCTTGCTGAAGGTCTTGATCGGCTTGCCTGTACCAATAACAGGTTTATTGTCCCCCCGGCGTTTAGCACGGGGAACCTTGTTCTTGGCGATTGCACCCATGCCGCGAGAGGCCATCATTAGATGTACTTCCCTCGGGTCTTGCCACGCTGCGCGATACCGTCAGCACGACGAGAAGCGGAAGATTTCACGGAGCCACCACGCTTATATCCGCCGCCCATATCCGAGGCCAGACGCTCGTCGTACTCTTTCTCGCGCTTCGCTTTCTCACGGGCTTCCTTGGCAGCCTTACGAGCAGCCTCGCGAGCCTCGTCGCTGGGAATACCTTCATCCGCTAACTTCTTGCCAGCGCGTTCCATGCCCCTGCGGGTGAACAAGTCTTTCAACTTCTTCGCGCCATAAGCAAGCGCGCCAGCACCTGCAACGCCACCTGCAATCTTGGCACCGGGGCTGAACAACTCTTCGTCAACGGCCTTCAAACCCGGCTCACGCTCAGAATACTGAGGATTACGGGACGCAAACTCAGCCTGTCGCCGCTTCTCAACGGCAGCAGGGCCAGTCGCATACCGCCGACTAGGACCGGGCTTAGAACTGCTAGATTCAGCGGCTTTAGGCTCTGCGGGCTTATTCCCCTTACTTTGAAGTTCCTTCAGTAACTTCATATTGCCTTCAAGCGTCTTTGGACGGTTCTTGTAGGCTTCAGGGTCGAGACGACGAATAGCCGCGCCGACCTTGCCGTAGCGTTCCTCATCCGTCATCTCAGACAGTTTCTTCATACCATTTTACCTCGCGTCTTTCCGCGAACAGCGCAACCATCAGCACGGCTAGAAGCAGATCCGCCAGAGCGCATCTTTTTAACCTTCCCGCCCTTCTTCATGCCGATAGTGTCGGCCTCGGGACTCTTCTGGAAGTTCTCATAGGCTTCACGCATCTTCTTGGCCATGTCTTGATTTTTGACGGCCTGCATAGCGGCGGCCTGCTTCTGGGCAGCGGCGGTGGCCTGTCCACGAGGACTCGTTGGGCCGTATGAACCCCTAGTTTTTGGTCCGCTGCTCATTAGCAGTACCCGCCCTTGTTCATCTTGACCATCTTGACCTTGGTCTTGCCCTTGCTGGCAACGCCATCAGCGGCCTTGCGGAACGAACCGCCAGACTTCGCCATGCCGCCCTTCGCCATACGACGCATACCCATACCACCAGCACCAGACTGAGCACCGGGGCGACCTTCCGGAACGCGGAATCCGGGGCCAGACATCGCGCCTATACCGCCGCCAAACGCCATCTTCTTGACGCCTTTCTTCATACCCGCCTCTTTCTCTTCGTGGCGGATCATGGACTTCGGAGCGCCTTTCTTCTTCATGAAAGCCACTTCCTTCTTCATCATTGATTTTGACTCTTTCATTTGGATTTACCTTTGAATTTGCGGCCTTTGTCGGCCTTGACGTAATCACGCCCCACGGATTGTGGGACACCGACTTTCTTAGCGAAGGCTTTGTTATGAGCCACCGCCGCCATCAACCGATGCTGTTTGCCGGACTTACTTGGCATGATTCACCAGCCTGTCGATCTTCTGCTCCAACCGATCAAGCCGATCAAGAAGCATCTGGGCATCAGCACGAACTTCAGCACGGGTTACGTGGTCACGAGCGACTTCTTCGCGGGTTCTGTTTAACAGAATTCCAAGACGTTTGAGTTCTTCAAACTTCTCTTTCACGACAAAACCCAAAATCGCCACGATTCCCGTAAGAACCATGTTCCAGACAACCATTTCCATATCAGCACTTCCATGCTCTGAGGGACTTGTTGATACGGGAGTTGGGGTCATTGGCAGTCTTGGCGCTCGTCAGTTTCTTCTTCATCCCAGACATCCGGGCACAGAAGGATTTCTTACGAGAACCGCCTTCAGGCTGCGGAGCCTTAAGTCCCGGCTTACCGGGGTTCGCGCGGTTGTAGGAGGCCCGACCTGCGGCGTTCAATCCGCCCTTTGGGTTCTTGCCTTCCTTACGCTGCCAAGCCGGTGACTTAGGCATAAATGACCATCGTCGAAAGTACGCCAGACGGGGCGATATAGATATTCTCTTGGAAGAGAAGTCCTTCACCCGGCATCAGGATGTAATCGGGACTCGTTGCCGACGCGATGGTGTTAACCGTGATTTTGGTCGAACCACCAGATCCGCCGTCACGGAAGATCACTTGACCAGCAGCAGCATTTGGGACGATATAAATCGCCTTCACGCGAGCGCGGCCAATAACGAGGCTATTCTGGTCCAACAACTGACCCGCATCAGTGCGGATCTTGCTGGCTAAGACATCTGTTTGCATACCCATTCTGAATCTCCTGTAATGGATGAAGGGGGCTTACGCCCCCCACGAAATCTTACGGAGTCAGGCTGGAGTACAGAGCGATGTACTTAGTGGTTCCGCCGATGCTCACCGGGATGTAACCGGCTTGAGCCGAAACCGAACCCGTGGCAACGCCAGCAGTGATGACGGTCGTACCAATCACAAGCGTGCTGGACTGGAAGCCGTTTTGCGAAACAACCGGGCCGGAAAATGTAGTAGTAGCCATTTCAATACCTCACATGCGAGTTTGGTTTATCAGTCTGCATGTCGTCAGTCGGGTCTGTCTGATAAACCTGTAAATCCCGATGAACGACTGTATAGCACTAAAAAAGAGGGGCTACAAGCATTGCTACTTGTAACCCCCCAATCTCTCTAGGACGCCATCAACCTATTAGGTTGAACCCGGCGAACCAAACATGCCCAGCGGATCCGACCAGCCGAACGAGTAACGCTCGCGGCTCTTGTACCGGACGTTGCCGGTGTCGAAATCGCCGTCCATGCTGTTAGCCAGCGGGGTACGAACGAAGTGCTTCATACCGTTCGGAACGTCCGTGGTCAGGAACCAAGCGTTCGTGTCCGTCAGGTAGTGGTTCACGGTGTAGCCACCGGGAATTGAACCCATCGCCTTCAGAGCGTTGATGTCGTTGTCAGCGGTCGCAACACGGAGTTCCGTGTCGAGGAGGCGCTTGGCAGTGAACATCAAAGCCGGGGGAACGATGAGTTTACCGGGCTTCGCCGCGATCAAGAGACCACGCTCGTCGGTCCAACCAGCGATCTGAATGACAGCCGCTTCCAACGAGGTTTCGTTGAGGTCAGAAGCCGTCAAACGGTTGCTGTTGACACCGCCGGTAACCAGCGGGTGGTTGGCCGAGAACAACGGCTGTCCGTCACCGCCCGTGTAGGACGCGGAGAAGCCATTGTTCAGGACCGAGGCCGCCTTGACCTGCTTCGTGTACGCCATCGCTCGGGCGAGCGCCTTGGTATATCGCTTGGAGAGCGAATCGTACAGGTTGTCTTCAACCGCCTCTTCCGTGATGGAGAAGCCGAGAGCAATGGTCTCGTGGTTGTAACGAGCCGTCCACGCTTCCTGTGCGTTGTCATACGCAATCGCGGCACCTTCGGCTTTCACCGGGGCGGCGCTAAATCCAGAAAGTTTGGTCTCTTCTTCGAAGGAACGCTCAGAGGTCTCCGTCTCGTAGATCTCTTTGTGCTCTTCGCCGTAGGTCTTGTACTCAAGGCCGAACAGGGCATTCAAGCCCGGAAGGAGTTCCTTAAGTAATTGTGCGCGTGAAATAGCCATGTCTTAGAACTCCCTATTAAAGTCCGACCGGGTTGTTGTAAGCGTGGCCGCCCGTCATTACACCAGAGTTGTCATACGGAGCGTTAAACTTCACGATGACTTCTGGGTAATAGACAGTTCCACTTACATCAAATGCCGTGTCCTGAACAACGTCGATGATACGCATCGGCAGCGACAGCGTAGTGCTGGCCGACGACACGAGGAGACCCTGCTGGGAATCGCCCGTCGTCGTGTTCAGCGTGTTCGCCACCAAAGCCACGTTCAGACCAATGCTTCCGTAAGTGAAGCCGGTCGAGGTGGAAACCACCGTCGAGGACGACACACCGACCGCTTGGAAGAGCGTGTTCGGATCTTCAGCCACGTACGCAGTAATGTACGTGCCCGACTTCACCGAGGTGCCCGAGGTCCACTGCTGCGAGTAGGTCGGCTGACCCGTCACAGAAGAGACGAAAGTGCAGCCCAAAAACACACCGGCAAAGCCAGTGGTCGGAGCCGTGCTTTCTTCAGTCGTTACAACAACCGTGCCGTCAGAGGCGAACTTCAGCGGATCACCGAATCCGATGCTACCAGCACCAGAAGCGATGCGACGCTGACGGGTCGCTCCGGCAAACGGCAGTCCGCCGATCAGATTGATCGGCTTCAAGCCATACGGCTTGCTAACAGTAGGATATGCCATTGATTACTCCAAAAAGATGAATTTATTTACCCTTACCGAACGACGTAGTGGACTTGCGTTCATTGAACAGCGGCATCCGTTCGTCGTTCAGCCTCATAAAGTTGTTGTCTACGGACTGGATCTGAGCCTTTGCTTGCTGGGAGTAGTAGTCCTCACGCTGCTTCATCAACTCTTCTGGTGCCTTACACAACAACAGTCCGCCAATCTCAATATTCCCTTTAAATTTGGAATTCGGATCGGCCATATGCATCAACTCCGGATGATCTTCAGCCTTTACAGGCTCCCAACCTTCACGGAATTTTGCGGAAGTATTCGATGGGTCAGCAGTACCCATAATACTGGTCCGGATGTATCGAAACACCCAACCCGGCCTCGGCTCAGGAGAGGGAAGCGTCTGGGGAGGGGTCCATACTTTATTGCGCTGCGCTGATTCCCGATTTTCGAGTTCGCGTGCGAGTCTATTTTCAGCCATTTGAGTTCTCCAATTCCAACATTGCTTTTGCATACTCTTGATTGCTAAGGCCAAGTCTCTTGGCAATCGCAACTTGAGATGGTGTCAGGCGGACCTGACGCGGCGCGGTTGCCCGCGTGACGGGAGCCACTACATTGGCTGGTTTTGTGCGAGCGGGCTTTTCAGCCTCCCTCGTTTGAATCGGCTTTTCCTCTTCGGCGTCATCAAACGCCTCGGGGAATCGCTTCTTCATCGTCGCGTTAACTCGGTCGTAATAATCGTCGCTACGCGGATCGACTCCAGACCGGACCAGTTTTTCATGCAGTCCCAAAGCGAGGGCGGTCATCTCCTCGTCTGTGCCAAACCACGGATTTTTCTCTTTCCACGCCTCGGCTTTTGGGTCGATGGCAGGTTGAGGTGCCGGGGGCACTTGGTACTGTTGGCTCGGTTGTACTACTGATTCCTCTTCTTGTAAAGAGGGTTGGAAATTTTCGTACTGTTTTACACGAAACTTGGCTTCCGTCAGGACTTCCTGAGCATCTGTGATTTTCTCAGCATCACCTGCCTCATAAGCCTGCTTTAGGCGCTCCTTAGCCACGGCCAACTCATTGTTGGCAGACTTCGTGACCTCTTGGATATAAGCCTTCTCGCCGTTACCAAGTCGTTGTTTTAATTGACGAATTTCCTGTTCGCGAACTTGCGCGAACTTCAGTGCCTCCTCGCGCTCACGCAGGGCGGCTTCCTTGGCACGACGCTCGTCATGCCAAACCTTTTTCATCTGTCCAAGGCGCTTTTTGACCTTTTCCGAATACTCTTCTAGGTCATCGCTTTCCAGTTCCTGAACCACTTCCTTGGGCAGTGGTTTCCGGCCTCGGTCTGGTTCGGGGGTGTCATCCTCGACCTTGACCTCGATTTCATCGGCTTCGGCTTTTGCCTCCACCTTGTCCTCCTGAATTTCATCAGGGAACTTAAATTCTTCTCTCTCAATAGCCATACTTTTTTACCTCATGCGCGACGGATGCCACGGGGGTCTTCAACCACCGCTTCCACCGTGTCGTCGTTGATGATGCGGAACTCACGTCCGTGAATGACCACTCGGGTACCCGAGTAGGGGCGGGTGAGGACAAAATCGCCTTCCTTACACCAAGAACCGGTGGGGAAACGCTCTTTATCCTTGTAGCAAAGGTCACCCATCTTCACGACGAAAAGCACGACCGTAGTCAGTTCTTCCGTTCGCTTGGTGTCCTCAGCCTTGATCAATCCGCCTTCGTACTCTTCTTCCACGTGCGGGACCGCACACAGAATCCGATAGCCTTTCGGCTCTGGCAGGAGTTTCGCCCTAGCGGCTTCTTCCTGTGTCTTTTCTACGTCGATGTTACTCACTCGTCCTCCAAACGTTTTGCAAGGTCTTTGATGTAACCAACTGCGAGGTCAAGACCCTGAATGGCCCCACACAGTCGTTTGTATTCACCCTCGTCCAACTTTCCTTGAACAAGGTTTTCTACAATCAGTACGCGCTCGTCCTTGAGTTTGGATTCAAGGTATTCCAGAGCGTTTGAATATCCCATGCGTTACTCCTTCTTTGCAGGCTTCTCCGGTCGGGTTGCCTGTTGCTGCCGTGTATCGGCGTCATCACGCGCCTTGCCTATCTCTAGGCCAAGACGTACTCCCTCAATCTGCTGCTTGGCAGAAAGAGCGGCCTTGTCCTTCTGGATGTCCACACCAAGACGCGCTGCCTCAAGTTGTTGACGACCAGAAATCTCTGCTTTGCGGAGTTCCAATTCATCGGCTTTAGAAGCGGCGTCCAGCACGTCTTTCTGCTGCTTACGCTGAACTTCAGCCTGTTGAATCTGAGCCTCCATTTGCAACTGCTGCGCTTTGGTCTGCGCCTGAAGTTGTTTGATCTGCAAGTCCATCATCTGCATCTGCACAAGTGGATCTTGTTGTTGCTGAGCAGCCTGCTGCGCTTGGGCTTCGGCCTGATCCTTCTGAAGGACACGTGCGGCAGCAGCGGCAGCAAGGGCTGACAACTGCGCCTCGAACTCAGGCGGCAGGTCGTACTCTTCGCGATCATCTTGCGGCAGCGGCGGCAACGCAGCACCCAACTGTTTCTCAATCTCGCGCCGATATTGGAACGCCATGTGCTCCATGATGTGCGCCTGAAGTGCCCCTGTGATCTGCTGCGCCATCGGGTTCTGGCCAATCTGCGCGGCAATCTTTGGGTCTTGACCAAGGGCTATGTGAACAGCGATGTGCGCTTCATGATCCTGATACATGAAGGCTTTGACCGGCTTACCCGTCATGACATCCATATTCTCAGTGACGGGATCTCGCGGTTTAGCGTCGGCTGCTAACGGCACAATGCGATCCGCATTCTTCACGCCCAACGTCTCAATCATCTGCCGATGCAGATAGGGCAGGTCGTAGAGTTGCGGCGCAGTTTGGCTGAGTTGCAGGACGGCTTGGTACTGCACGACCTTCTGCGACATAGTGGCCGCATTCGGATCACTGACCGGGATGACATCTACGTCATCGTAGTCAGCCTTCTTCGCCTTGCGATCACCAACTTCCGGCTCGTACGAATACTCTTCCGGTGTGTTGTCTCGGATGATCAAAGCAAGAAGTTTGAACTCCTGCTTCATCGCGTAGTACACGCGAGCCTGCACCGCCGTCATGACCTTCAGAACGCGCTCAAGCACGGCGAGTGTCGTACCCACCGGAGCCTGCGAGGACATATCGCTGATCTTCAGATCCGACACCGCAGCGAAGCGGCGTCCTTCCTCAACGATGCGATCCATCAACTGAGAAAGAGTCTGCGATGGCTCTTTGTACGGCAGGGGGAGAATATTGTCGCGGATCGCGCCGGACGGGATATCTACGTCTCGGAACTCACCCGGAGCGATTGGAGTATCGTCTCCTTTAATTCTAAGTCCTCTAGACTTGAGACCTCCGGGGAGGTTCGAGAGTGTTCCCGCATCGACAAGTTGTCGAAGGAGTGAGGTCGCAGCCTTACTGTGTCCCCCGATAAGGTGAATAAGGCCGAAGTAGTAAAATCCAAATCCGGGTATGTATCCGTAGTGGACGAAGTGTTGTCGCTTGGCTTTGAGTTCATCTTCTTCCTTCCAGTTGCGACGGATCGCCAGAACCGTGCCTGTGCCTTTCTCAATAGTGACTACATACGGTAGTGCGAGTCCGGTCTCGTTGTTGTCCTTATCAACATCTGGATAACCCGGCAGATCATAGGTCACGTGCATTTCGAGGAGTTGGAAGCGGTTATCCATCGAAGCACTGAAGCCTTGATCTTCAGCCTTCTGCTTCTCCACCTCGTCCATAACGCGGATCGGTTCACCCAGATCCACGTCACGATAGAACCCTGCGTACTGAAGTTTCTTAACTTCATTCTCGGTCTTACGCATCCGATGCGTGACGCGCTCGGCTGTCTCTAGATTCGCAGCACCGTACGGCACGACGATATCTTCAGCCGGGATATAGACCGATGTTTGCCGACCGAGTGACGGATCGAAATACACCTTCTTGAAGGCGTTACCCGCCAGAGACATGCTGAGCAACATGCGCTCATGCTCCGGGCGATACTCTTTCATCACCTCGGTCAGTTGGTAGTTCATGTCATCCGCAACGCGGATCGACGCATCCTTCTTTTCAGGCGTCTCTTTACCAACAATCTTCGTCTTGACCGGCCCCGCTGCGGGGAAGGTCTCCATAATCGTTTCAGACTGGAACTTGACCGCGCTCTCCATCAAGAGCGGGTGAAACACGCCGCACGCACCCGGCCACGGTTCTGTTCTTTCTTCGTACCGAATGCCAAGGATCTTGAGTCCTTTGACGTATGTATCAAGCCAATCTTTGCGGCTTGAGAGGTCTTGTTCGTACTGTCCAATGAGTTCAGAGGCGAGGCTTTGCAACTCACTCTCATTCATAAAGTCTGCGAGGTTGGCATCGAAGTCATCTGCACGGGGGCGAGACTTCTCCAACTCGACGACTACGCCATCTGCACTGATCCGTACTTCTTCCGGATCGACGATCTCAATCTCAATCGGCTCCATCTCAGCAGCCATAGCCGCGATGCCTTGGGGAGCCTCCATCAAACTTTTATCGACGGCCATTTAGAATCTCCTAGTAATACGACTCACGCCTGTGGCTCTTAAACCACTTAGTCGGTTCCGGCTCATCAGTTGGGAGTCGAATAAACCCGCCCTGTCTGAATCGAAGGAGGGCTAGAGTGGTAGCGTCTACCATGTCGTCATGGCTACCGGACGGGAAGTCATTACATTCTTCCACGACCTCCCATGCCCATCGTCGGTCAGGCACCCAGACTATACCTGAAGAAAACAAGTCAGATACAGCGTTAACACGACTGATCTTGTCCTGACCCTTACCCGGTGTGAACTCTGAGACAGGCACTCCCATACGACGCATCTCCTGATAGAGGGCTGCGCCGTTGGACTTTTTCTCCACAATGAACGTGTCCGGGTTCCACTCCTTATACTGCTCAAACACCATCTGCTTTAACTCGGGAAACTCCAATCTCTCCCGAATGCAGTTGAGCAGGATAATGTTGTAGTTCTTGGTCTCCTCATTGAAGAAGACCCCCCACGTGAGCAGGGCGTTGTAGTCCGACCGGTTGGATTTCTCCTGTGCCGTGTCGAGACTCATAATAATGTGTTCACACGGAGGGGGATTCTCTGCCTCCCAGACCTGCCACCACTCTCTCTTGAGCAGGGCACCTTCTTCCGAAGTCGGCTGCTGCATGTACTGGGCTTGCCAATACCGCACGTCCATACTGGCCTTTTTGGCCAGCAGTTCATTGATATCCCAAAACTCCGGCCACAGCGGTTTCTCGTTGAGGATGGCGGGAAACTCGACGACTTCCCATTGATCTGCCTCCTCCTCACGTGTCATGTGGTCCACAATCTTGCCCGTGAGATCCATCTTGGACCACCGGGTCATCACCACGATGATGGCACCGCCCGGCATTAATCGTTGTACGGGGCCTGACTGGAACCATTCCCAAGCCGGTTCAAAGACTCCCGGACGACCCTGCTTAGCCTCTTGCTCAGAGTGAGGATCATCAATAATAAAGAGGTCGGCACCGCGACCAGCAAGAGCACCGCCGACACCAATAGCGAAGTACTCACCGTTAAAATTAGTGCCCCAACGAGAAGCACTCTTCGAATCGGCCTGTAGTTCCACATTAGGGAAAATGTCACGGTAATTCTCTGCTCCCACCAAGTTACGTACCCGACGACCGAAGTTCACCGCCAAATCGGCAGTGTGGGAGGCCATGATGACCTTCTTTTGCGGATATTTGCCCAGAAACCACGCCGGAGCGAGGTAGGAAATCATCTCTGACTTGCCGTGACGCGGCGCGATGTTGACGATGACCCGCTTTTTCTTCCCAGCAGCAATTTCTTCGAAAATTCTGGCCAATTTCCGGTGGTGTGGACCCACCTTGTACCCCGGATACACGTGATTGATGAAGTCTAGGAACGAATCCTTACCCAAACGCTGCGTAACTTGGGTCTGGTACTGCTTTAAGAGGTCTAACGTACGCCGTTTCTGCTCTTCCGGCATCGTTGGGATGGCGGCACGGAGTTTTTGCAGGTGATTTTCAGTGAGATTCAGCATTACTCACCGGAGTTTCGCTCACAACCTTGTATTCAATGCCTTCCAACACGCTCAGAAGTTCCTTTTCGACCTCTTCCAGCGGCTTGATCACGTGCGTGACCTCACTACGCTTCTTAAAGGCGTCGATTCCGTCCACTTCGCCCAAGGCTTTGAGGGCTTGGATGCGTGTTTTCACGTCGTCGGCGGCTTCGACTGACTCAAATAACTTGTTCACCACGTACAACTTTAGATCTGACAGTTCCTTCACGATCATGTGGTTGTACCGAGCGGCTAACCCTGCATACAAGGCAATGGTTTCGTTCGGATATTGGGTGAAATCGGGTCTGACCGTGGGGTTCTCGACCATTTCGCGGGCCAAGCCTATGGCGCTTTCGGCGTCTGCCTCGTTCGGGACGAGGGGCTGCCCGGTCAAATCCGAAAAGAACTTGATGGTATTCGCCCGCATCTGGAGTTCATCTGCCGGGGACAAGTCCGGTAGAGCCTCAGCCATGCTGGCGGGGAGTGGTACAGACTCTTCTATGTCAGGTACAAGCATGTCCATGTGAATACTATATAAGAAAAGTTGACATGGAACCAAATTAAGTGACGGGGGGGTTTCTATATAGCGGGGGGT